CGCCATTCACGAGCTTGTTTTGTGCGGCCTTCCAGCATGGTTCGATCCCATCCAAACACTTGTGCCACAGCATCTTTTAAGGTGCTTGCAAAACTTTCTCTACGAAAGTGGTGCAAATTTACCACATAGTCAGCAATGGTGTCTTTACCAGACCCAATGAATCCACAGATGCCAATGATCATTTTAACTCCCGAACGTTGAGGTATTTAAGTGTATTTTGTAGCATGCCAATTTGTCTGCGGCAGTCTTCTAGTGCATGGTGAGTGGTAGGAGGCATGGGCTGTTCGGGCCATAACGAGAACACTGTGCGACTGTCACGTACCATGTAGTATTGCCAGGGCAAGGGTTTGTTGTAGCTCTTGTAGGCATGCTCCAGGATGTTCATGTCGTATGTTGGACCTTGCGCCCACACACGTTTGGCGTGCCAAATCAGTCGGCCCAGGCCATCCAAGGCCTCATCTAGTGGTATGCGGTCTTCTTCAGCAAACGCTTCGTCACGTACCACAGCAGGTTGGGTAGCCCACCACTCTATAGTGCCTTGCTGTATGCTACGAGTTTCCTGGCTTTCTAGTGTGACTCTTGTGTAAAATGATCGTTCGTAATAGCCCACACCAAACGGATCAAACGCCTGGGCAGCAATGGTAAGAATAGTAGTGTCAGGGCCTGTTCCCAAACCCTCAATGTCAATCATCACGTCCATTTGATGATTATAACAGATTTATGACTGTGTGTCTACAGTGTATTAACCAATCACCCAAGTCAAGGGCTGGCTACCGTCTATGTACATTTTGAGTTGATCAAGTAACGCATCCATTTGAGTTTGTGCTTCGGCTTTCATGGCAGCGCCGTTTAAGGTGCCACCGCCTTGTGGTCCGGCGATGGTGCCAAACTTTTCACGGGCTTCACCAATGATCATTTTGCAGTTGGCAACCATGTAGTCTTTGATCCACTGTTGGATTTGAAAGTCACTCAGCAAGTTAATTTCAGGTTTCAAATTGTAAGTCCAAATTAGCACAGCTTCGCCAGTGTTCTTGGGATCACGGATCAACTGCAACTTCTTTGTGACAGGATTATATGTGTAATTGAAATAGGCTCCAAACATACGTCCAGCCAATTCAACATACTGGCTGTAAAAATCGTATGTGGCAAGACCACCTGCCACGTTGAAATTCATCAGATAAACATTCATTGATGCCTGCGCAAACGGATCAAAATTGCTGGCAAACGGTCCAGTTGAGTCACCAAAAGTTCTGCGGAAACACTGGCGCACACTCACAACTTCTTGGGGCAAGGTGTAGATGTTTTCATCCTTGACCAAGGTAAAAAAACTATAACTTTCCTCGTAGGCATTTTGTGCTCGTTGACGATATGTGCCAAGTGTTTTGACATACGCGGCTTCGTAATGTGCCGGATCTAATTCCAAATCAATGATTTGACTGCCCAGTTGAAGTTGTACATACTCAATAAGAGTTTGCTTGAGCTGAGATAATGTGTCTTGCTGTTCTGCCATAGGGACTCCGTGTCCCTATATTTACCAGCTTATCCTGTTACTGTAAAATCCACGTTTTTAATTTCTCAGCAATCAAGTTATGTCCCATTTGATTAGGATGTGCATAGTTAGGACGAATATAAGGATTGTCGCCTACATTCAAAAGATGTTCTCCATTGTGATTGGCTGCACCAAACCAATCTGCGGCAGTTTCCAGGCCTTTTGCCCATATTTTGTCAGTGTTGACCATTGGCAACCACTGTGTGTATTTTACCCAACCAGAAAAATAGTAGTCATCAATATTGTGCAACTTGCACCACTGTTGCAGTGCAGTGATTGCAATACTGCTTCTCATGATTGTATTTTCGTCAGAATAAAAATGCAACCAATTTTTCATAAAAACTTCTCGGGCTTCTTGGTGCCAGTTCTGTCGGTGGTGTCCAAGAACATTAAACCCTGCGTCGGGTGGAAAATACATTGTGCGATGTGGGTTGGTTAAAAAAAATACAGCGGTGATTTGATGGTCAAAACGATGATGGTTTTCAAAATAATTTTGCAACTGTAGAATCATATGCTCGTTACTAGAACCACCTTGCCCGTAATTGTAAAATTCGTCAAATTCTAAAAGTTGTTTTAGTATTTCCCCGTAGCGTCGATCTGTTGATTGTAATTCAACACCTTCAGGCCAACTGTCTCCCAATGTTAACAACACTTTTGTCATTATTCAAAACTGCTGGTGCTACCAGTCTTTTTTAATGTAGCGACTACCACTAAGTTTTTTTCGTCATGAGAAAATTCAGGACAAAATTTACATTGAGGAATCACTTGATCAATCTCGTTAAGAAAAGTTGCGCCGCGATTAACAAACTGGTCTACTTGCAACGGAGCATAGCTGTTCAATAAGTCTCTGTCTTGTGCTGAGATGTCCAAATGATGTTGAGTATCAAACTCAGGAAACAATGCTACTGGTCCACATTTATATAAAGATCCTCGTATAAAGTGATAGCACTTAAACATTGCAAACCCACAAGCACTGTGCGATTTATCTGGATCACTGTTGTACAATGTAAATTTTCCATGGTCGTTCAAATGCACTGCGGCTCTATAAAAACTGTCATATTCCCAAATGGGTATTCTAACATTATTGCTGTCAACAAACGCATGTGTGGCACCAAACGTCATGGCATTGTCAACATTGAGTGGATCTGTATGATGATAATATTTGACGTTGCCGTGCAAAAAACTTTTTACTTCTTCAAAACATCGATCACGATCATTCTGGTTGTGTAAGCTCACGCCTATCCAATTGTTAATTCCCGGCTTGTTAGGATCTATTGGCTTGGCTAGACGATCATACAAGCCGGGAATCTTGTTTAGGCGAGTGCCGTTGGTTAAGATTTGTACAGGAACGTTCCATAAGGCATTTATTCCATCAATCCAATCTAAGATTGTGGGATTGAGAAGTGGTTCCCCGCCCAGTATAGTGACTCTTTGTAGCCTCACATGCCGAGCCCATTGTGTATAAATTTCTTTGTAATCGCTCCATTTTTGGTATCCTTTAAAATCAAAATTATTAAAGCGATTGCAATTAACACAATTTAAATTACAAACATTTGTGATGTAGAATTCAATGTTAGAGATAAGTTTGCGTGGGTCGGTTGGATTGTCATCTACTATTTTATACATGTTAGACCAGTTAAGGCCAATATTTACCAACTCTTAAGTATGATCAAGTTCTCTGTGCCACGGGCATTCCATGCAGTTTCTGTGGTGTTGATATCCTTGAACGCTTTACGGGCGGCTGGTTTGCCTGCGCCCACAATACCTTTCAGCTGTTCTGCAGGCTTGCGCAGAGTCTTTTGCACTGTTTCCACAGTTGAGAACCCAATCACGGAGTTGTTCTTTACAGTGAATGACTGTGTGTGACTGTCTGCCACAAGGTGGATGAGCTTGCGCTTTTTGCTGTCATACAACCAGGCTTCTGTTTTGTCCACCAGGCTTGCGGCTGGCTGGCTCTTGAGTTTGAGTTCGGCAAATTCGGCCTGCATTTTGAATTTGGCCGCACGTTTCTCTGGCGGCACTGCCTGGACCTTGCGTGGCTTGCGTTCCACTTTCTTGATCTGCACATACGCACCGCAGTCATTCACCACAGCTTCGCAAAACTTTATAATATTGCGCAGTTGAATTTTGGAGAGGTAGCTGTAGGCTTCTACCAATTGTGCATCCTTGCCCTCAACCACTGCATCAAACTCTGCGAGCTTGCGCTTCCAGTTGTCAGAAATTTGACTGATCATTTGTGGTGCAATATTTAGGCCACGCATGATTGTGACAGGCTTGAAGTCAGCGGTCATTTTGGCGCCACTCAACATGAACTCATCAAACATGCCGTCCAGTTCGCCATTGCACTCTGACGCTTTTTCGCGCAGGCGGTCCTGGATGTTGGGGCGGTTTACAGCAGGCTCTTCTGTGACTTCTGTGACTTCGTTTTGCTTGCTGTCCAGTATTTCTCTCAGTTGGTTTTGCAATTTGAGTTGTTCTGCATCATACAGTTCCAGCCCTACCATGCTCATGCGGCACAGCCAGCCTGTGGTCAGTCGAATTGCTGAGTCCGGAATGCCTTTGAGCAGTCGCACATCGGCCTTGCGATCATGTGCTTCCAAATAGTTTACAATCATGTCCCGTGCATCTTTTTTGCCGTAGAAATAGTTGTACCAAGAGAACGCTTTGCTCAGTCGGCTGGTGCGATACTCAGTGGGTTGGACTTGCCAAGTAGGCTCCATGCCCAGGATGTTGGTGTCGGAACTGCGGGGGTTTAGCAGTTTAATTTTGAATGTAGTGCTCATATGTGTCCTTACTTATTTTACAGTCAAATCTTTACAGAGTTCAAACAATTCCGTGGCACGTTTGAGTTTAAAGTTTTTGTGGTTGTACATGTATTTTCTCTTGCGCTCTGCAACATCCAGGGCTTCCATTAGACGCCATTTAGTGTCAAAGTCTGACTTCATCAAAATACGATTCATGTCCACAATATCCAAACTGTACTCCACCCATTTTTCTGTGGCTTTTATTTTGTCATAGGGCACGACTGCTTTGGACTTGTTGGCAGTAGAGTACTTTGCAACAAAATTTGCTGCCTTTTGCATAC